GAGAGGTATCAGTTATAGATCCGTATGTAAGAACCTTACTCAACACCTTGGGAAGATATCCCTCTTGCACACACACACGCAGCATCTTGCTCCCCATCCCACGACTCCGATAGACTATGGCTGTGCGTATTCCATACGCTGGAACCTCCGACTCCGATCCACCGTTGCTCCGGGGCTCCCGCCAGTAACTGTTACCTTAATCGAAGGTCCTCGACCCCCGATGCCAACAAATGCCGTGCAATAAACCGACCCCCGGGGGGACCCCCTTGCATAAATATAATATATATATATATTCTCCCCACTCACTGGAGGGTAATATATCAAACATTAACATTCACTAATATTGTAGACCCTTACTTATGAGACCTTAAGAAGGGAAACTCATTCGCAACCGCTCCGACATAGCCTACACATGAAATGTCGAACCGAGAGAAACTGTCCATATGGAAGACGCACTTAAAAGACTGATAACCCTTGCATTCCCTCAAATGGTTATAGGTCGAGGCTGGTTGGAAAACCCGCGGATGGATATAGGTAGAACTGATACAGACAATATGTCTGAGGCAGAGTACAATCAATGGTTTCCGAGTCAAGGCAGGGTAGATAAGTCATACCCGGTAGCATCTGTAGTAGGTCCAATCAAAGTGGCTAATCTCCTCCGTAAGTGGCTACTAGGACGGGCAGTCAAACCTAAGCCAACCACAGCACCACTTGCCCTCTCTGGTCCATCTGATCGCCCAAGGTTAGAAGGGCCTCCTAACTTACCAAGGCTTACTAACACTTACACAGAATCAGACTATGTAAGAGGAATGCTGGAAAGGTTGCCCAGTACTAGGGCAGATGCGATGTTTTATGATTCACAGTATGATGACATCGAGAGGTATGGCCCAGAGGAAGATGAAGGCCCCAGTTCAATACCAGTAAGACCAAGAACCGCTCCCGGCGGAGTACCCACAGACTTAACAAGACAAAACAACTATTGGTTAGAAGAAGAGAGAAGGGCCGCTCATGCAGACAGAGCATGGAGAGCGCAGAACCATTATAGACAGGACTTGCATGTCCCGTCAGAAATAGAGAAGCATGGTGTAATAGGCTCCTTCCCACAACTACAGGGTGGCCCTCATACATTTTACTCCCGCCCACAAGAAGGCACTCTAGTAAATAGAATCCATGTTGTGAATCAAGACGATGAAGACTATCCGCTCGATATTCCGATTGGCCCGTACTCATATACGCAAGATCAAATAGTTATGGGGCCAAGAGGCTCTGAAACCATAGACAGACCTACGCAAGTAGGATTCACCCCTAAATATGGTATTCCCAAAGGATACTACTCTGCTCTAAGCAAGATACTAGCAGGAGACACTCTCACAAAAGCAGAGAAAGAAAGCGCGATCAGAGAGATCAAATACCGACAGATGGCTTCTGATGCTAACCCAATTAATTGGGATGGATTGGATGTACCCAGCCTGACTGACCATACAGCCCTAAGAGCGTGGATGGAAAAGCATCCTCTGGAGTTCACAACCAGAACAGGGCATGACACTCTAACCAAAGGTAATGACAGCGTATCCACCCTATACTTTGGCGGCGTTAACGACAAAAGTAGGGTACACTTTACAACTCCCGAAGGGTTAAAAGCACAGGCATTTGTTTCCTATAATTTGGGAAATGGTGACGTATTCAATGTATTAGAAGCACAAAGCGAAATGCGTGGTGAAGGCAACCCCTATATGCACCAAGTCATCCCTAAGTTAGCACAGCAAACTGTACTAGATTGGGCTGATTCAGGGGTAAGCACTATAACCATCCCAACAGGTGAGGCCATATTTGACAAGTATTACACCACCGTTGGCAGGGGGCTGTGGGGAGATGAAAAGAGTCTTCTAAAGATAAAGAGTGATAATGAGTTTGCAGTGAAAGCATATGCATTCTATAACCAACCTCTGATCCAAAAAGAGGCGAAGAAGGATGTACTCAATCATATTGATGAACTTGCAGACGACCCTTTTGCGGAAGGCGAGAGTCCTGTAGGTCATGATGAAGTTCTGGCACAGCGTTTCGGTGAAGAGTATGCAAAGGCAATATCTGATCTAACATTTGGTACTCCGGCGGTGAGAATGGGTAAAGATGGGCTGTATGAACCTGTACTAGATGAAGCAACCCTTCAGAACGCAATAGATATACTAACCCTTCATCGAGCAGATAAATTAAAAGGTCTAAGAAGCAACTACCGGGGCAAGGTTAGACACTACAACGAATACACTAAACAAGTTAAGAAGGCTCTAAAGCAGCATGGAGCAAACCTTTTCGATGAAGAGTCTGATAAAGAGACTCGCCTTAAAATAACAAATCCTGAAGAAACCATACGAAGAACAAAGAAGGATGGGTTCACAATGGCTATGCTCTTAAAAGGGATCGCTGACAGGCAAGTAGCCTGACCCACTACCCCCATAAGGGGTACTATGCGAACGCCCCGTACAGGGCATTACAGAGCCTCTGAGGGGGTATTATGACCGACAAGCAAGATCAATTTATAGAAACTTACGTCCTAACAGGTAATGCTACTAGGTCTGCTGTCGCTGCGGGTTACTCAGAGAGAACGGCAAAGATTAAGGGCGCACAACTAAAGGCACAATTTAGAAATGAAATTCTTGAAGCAACTCAAAAGGTACTGGCAGACAAGATTCCAGAAGGACTTAACTGGCTCACTGAACTTGCCCAAAGCGCAGAGAGTGAATCTGTTCGGTTGGGAGCAGTCAAGGATTTGCTTGACAGGGCTGGTCTTAAACCTGTCGAGAGGATTGAAACTACCACTGTGGAACAAATGTCAGATGAGGAAATCAAGAGAGAACTAGATGCCCTCACAAGACACTAGACACCTTGAACTTCTAAGAGAACAAAGAAAGAGAGAACGGTTCAATAGGATAGATCAGTACGATCCTTACCCTTACCAGAAGAAGTTTCACGATACAGGCAAAGAAAACTCTCAACGCCTGTTAATGGCTGCCAACAGAATAGGAAAATCTTATTCTGGAGCATCAGAGATTTCCTATCATCTTACCGGATTATATCCAAAATGGTGGGATGGAAAAAGATACGAACGACCTATTACTGCATGGGCAGGTGGTGTATCGAATGAAACAACTAGAGATATTGTACAAGCAGAATTATTGGGTTCCCCCGATGACCCCGATGCATTCGGCTCCGGTTCGATCCCAAAAAAGAATATAATAAAGACGGAGCGTAAGCCCGGTGTACCTAATGCGAAGTCCGTGGCTCTCGTCCGTCACGTTTCAGGCGGGAACTCTTCTTTATTTTTTAAGTCCTTTGAGATGGGTGTAGAGAAATGGCAAGGTCGCTCAGTCGATTGTATCTGGCTAGATGAGGAGCCAAGCAGGGATATATACAGCCAGGCCGTCACTCGCACCTTAGATCGCGGAGGCATGGTCTATATGACCTTTACCCCGGAAGCGGGAATGACTGAGACTGTTGCATCCTTTATAAACCGTATCCAGCCTGGACAATCCCTAACTAACGCGACATGGGATGATGCCTCAGAGAAGATAATGTCCATACACGGTGAGAAAGGGCATCTTTCAGAGTCTGTTATGGCACAGATTCTCTCTGCATATTCCCCTCACGAAAGGGAAATGAGGAGATATGGTAGACCAAGTATCGGTTCTGGTCTTATATTCCCAGTCCCTGAAGAAGAAATAATGATTGACCCTATACCGATAGAGAAACATTGGCCCAGAATAGCGGCTGTTGACTTCGGTTGGGATCATCCTACTGCTGTAGTATGGTGTGCAGTAGATAATGAAACAGAAACATTCTACGTTTATGATTGTTATAGAGCATCCAAGGCAAGCCCGGCTGTTCACGCCGAAGTTATTAAGCAAAGGCCGCGCTTTATCCCCATTGCCTACCCGCATGACGGAAATCGCAGGGATAGCATGGGGAATCCGGGTTTGGCTGACCAGTATAGACAACTAGGTTGTAACTTCCTTCTGGAACACTTTACCAACCCTCCCGCATTAGGGGAGAATAAAGGGTCAAACTCTATAGAGGAAGGTATAATGGCTATGATTCAAAGCATGGAAGGCAAGAGGTTTAAAGTATTCTCTTTCTTGCAGGACTGGTTTGAAGAATTCAGAATGTATCATCGAAAAGATAACAAGGTGGTTCCTATTCGGGATGATCTTATGAGTGCTACACGATACGCTTTTCAATCACAACGTTTCGCTATTGCTGGCGACGACCCTGAATGGACTAACGAAATAACATATAGGAATTACGGAATTGTCTGATAAAGAACGAAAACTAATATCAAGAATTCAAGAAGAAGTTGCAGATTCTCTTGGATATGATGGCGAAATATCAAAGCAGCGCGAAAAGGCTATTGATTATTATTATGCTTTACCGTTCGGTAATGAAGTAGAAGGTCGCAGCCAATACGTTGATTCTACGGTTCAAGATACTATTGAATGGATTAAGCCTTCTCTTATGAGAGTGTTCGCTTCTGGTGATGAGATGGTAAAGTTCTCCCCTCATGGCCCGGAAGACGTTGCTGCGGCAGCGCAGGCTACTGACTATGTTAACTACGTCTTTACTAAAGATAATCCCGGCTGGGAAATCCTCTATTCCTGGTTCCATGACGCTCTCCTACAGAAGAATGGTATCGTAAAAGTATGGTGGGATGAGTACGAAGAGGAACAAAGAGAGGAATATCATAACCTTACGGACATGGAGTACGAACTCCTTATATCCAATAAAGGTGTTGAAGTTGTTGAAGAGGAAGAGGTTTATGAAGACACAACATATCATAACGTTGTTATTAAACGATCTAATGCCAATGGAAGGATAAGGATAGAGAATGTACCGCCTGATGAATTCTTAATTTCAAGAGAGTCCAAGAAAATACAAGAGGCTAGGTTCGTATGTCATCGGGTTAAAAAGAATCTTTCAGAATTGAAACTCATGTACCCTGATGAGGATTTTGGGCCAGAAGATTTGGGTGGTGGATACAATGAGGAGATGTTTAACTCAGAACGTATTGCCCGATTTAGTTTTGATAACTCTTCAGATATTGGATACAATATGGGGTCCGAGCATGAGGAAGCCCTAAGAGAATATTGGTTACACGAATCATTCCTAAGAACAGACTACGATGATGACGGCATTGCTGAATTAAGAAAGGTTTGCAGCATTGGTAATTATGTATTTTCTAATGAGGAAGTTGACAAGGTTCCCTTTGTCTCTATAACCCCACTAAAGATTCCGCATAAGTTCTTTGGCTTGTCAGTTGCTGACCTTGTAATGGACCTGCAACTCATCAAGAGTACGTTGATGCGAAATCTCATGGACAACGCCTATAACCAGAACTTTGGTAGGTACGCAGTTCTTGAAGGTCAGGCGAACTTAGATGATTTGCTAACGCAAAGACCGGGCGGTGTAGTTAGAGTTAAATCCCCCAACGCTATTATGCCGTTGGCTACTCCACCGTTAGAGCCATATTCATTTCAGATGCTTGGTTATCTTGATGAGGTAAGAGAATCAAGAACGGGGGTGAATAAGAACACACAAGGAATAAATGCGGATGCTTTGACATCCCATACAACCGCTACTGCTGTTAACGCTGTTATGACAAACGCTCAGTCAAGAGTTGAATTGATCGCTAGACAGTTTGCAGAGACAGGCGTTAAAGAGTTAATGCGTTGTATTTATGAACTTCTATTAAAGAACCAAGACAAAGAACGAGTTGTAATGCTAAGGAACGAATGGGTTCCTGTACGTCCCGATATGTGGAATGACAAGATGGATTGCACTGTGTCTGTTGCTTTGGGCAATGGTTCAAAGGACCAACAGATGATGCATCTGTCTCGCATGCTTTCATTCGCGGGAGAGGCTATGAAAGGTGGTCTTTCAATAGTCACCGAACAGAATATGTATAACCTTGGAGCCGCTTTAGTAAAAGCAATGGGTTATCAAAACGTTAATGACTATTTAACTCAACCTACACCTCCACAACCTCAACAGCCTGGCCCAGAAGAGCAACTTGCTCAAATGGAAGTTCAGTTAAAGCAGAAAGAACTTGAGATAAAGGCTGCTGATGTACAGGTCAAGATGCAGAAGATTCAACAAGAGGCGAAGAAAGATGCGGTTGACGCACAACTTAAAGTCGCTGAACTGGAACTTGAACGCGAACAGAAACGTGCTGTAGCAATAGGAGCAACATGAGCGATGACTTACGGGAGAGAAGGGCAAGAAACCTCCTCCAAGACGAATTATTCGTAGAAGCGCTAGATACTTTAGAGAAAGATTTAACAGACACTTGGACTCATACAGGTGTTGATGATATTGAAGCCAGAGAACAATGCTGGCTTTCCCTCAGACTCTTGGAGCGGATACGCCTTCATCTAACCAGTATTGTTGAAACTGGAGAGATGGCGAAGAAGATTCAAGAATATCACATATAAGGAGAATTTAAAATGGCGGATACGCAAACAGCCCCGCATTCGGCTACCCAGCCGACCCCCGCGCTTGAGGGTAGTATGTTAGAAGCGCAAGAGGCAATACTTGGTTTACTGGAACCTGAAAAGGAAACTCCAGAAACAGAGGAAGCCGCACCTGAAGAAGTTGAGGAGTCTACTGAGGAAACTCAAGACGAATCATCTGAAGAGGTTTCTGA